GTTGCTGTTGGTAGTGCTGTTGCACCTGGTAAACGTGCTGCTACAGGGATCGAATGATCTGCTGCAGAGCCAGTTGTGATGTTGCCAAATGAATCTTTTCGTAGTTTCATTGATGTCAACAATTCGTCAGAACCTGCAGTTGAAACTGCTTTAGTTCCGTTCACTACGTCATTCACTGCACCTGCTTTTGAGTGTAGAGCAGACTGTTTAAAACCTGACAGATAACCAAGAACTTCTTGGTCATGCTGATCAGCTAAACGATATGCTGCACGATCAGTTGCAAGCTGCATGAAATTCGCATGTGAGTGCGCCTCTTCGATATCATCGATCTTAAAGGCATAGTAGTTGGCTTTATCTACGACTAGAGAAAAATCCTCATCGTCAAGATCTTGTGCCGAAACCTGTGTACCCCTAGCATAGTTGTTCACAGAAATTTCAGGTTCTTTGATAATTTTTACTGTATCACCTTGGGCAGAAATCTCCCCAAAATAATCTGAGTTAGTGATGTCACCAACTACTGTACTCTTGCGAAAAGCAAGCTGTACTTTTTTGCTATATATGACACTGGAAAAGTTCCCATTGGGAAGATTGCCGTAGCCACTTGCTGTTTGAAAAGCCATGATTAAATCCTTCCATGATATTTGGCTTATTGAAGCTAAACACCTTGAAAGAGGCTGAACGTTCTAGGGTAACACTAAGTGGGCCTATACTTGTGCAGGTAAGTCTTCTTTGTGGTTTATGCTTTTAGAAAAGTATCTACAAAGGTAGTCTGTTAAGAGGCTTTGTTTAAGATACACGTAGTTATATTGAACACTTCTTAAGTGTCAACAGTTTATCTGGCTGCGCCAGAAACATCGTAGACGAATTTACCTTTACGCATTGCTTCGTTAATTTCGTCTTGACGATCCTCGAACTCTTTGTCTGACATTTTAGCTACATCGGATTCTTTTATTTGAGATGATAAACCCTCTGCATCTATTGTAGTACGAGTCCCTTTTGAAACAGATGAAGCTGCAGCTTTCTTTGATTGTTTCTTAGCTGCAATATTCATACCGTTATCAATTTTATATAAGTCTATTACACGAACAACTGAAGCAGGATCATCCATATTTTCGTATAGAGCATCCTTTACCCACTTGGGTTGTTCTTCAGCCCAACTATGAAACTTCTCTGACTGCCTTAGTTCGTCAAAGTCTTCATGTGTTTTACGTATAATGTTTTCAGCTTTTAGTTTATTTGTTTCTTTGTAGGCTTCATCTAATTCAACCAATCGTTTCTTAGACTCACCAAATAAACTATCTGCTTCTTTTTGGATAAGAGATCTTATAGCTCCTGCAGATTCAGGATTCTTTTCCATCCAAGTAATTAATTCATCTTCAGAGGTAGGAACAGCAGCTTCTTCTATTCTAGTTTCAGTAGCTAAGTTATCTAGTCTCTTTGTCCACTCTTTTTCTTTTTCTTGCATATGTCTACGCAAGTCACCGTAACGTTTCTTAAAAGATTTTTCTTCAGCAGTTAACTCTGAATCATCTTCTTGTGCTTCGGTTTCTTCTTTAACTTCTTCTTGTTTGGGATCGTCTGTTGCTTGAACTTCGGTGTCCTCAGTATTCTCGCCACTGGGTTGATCCTCAACAACTTCTTCACCTCGAGCCTCTGCTTCTAGCTTGGCAATCTCTGCCTCTTCTTGTTTTATTCTTTCTTGTTTTTTTGAGTGGTTGAATCCACGATCTACAAAACCTGCTGATTTTGGTTTTTCCATAGTAGTTAATTCAGGCATATCTTTTCCTTTTCTGTTGGGGTCAGCCGTAGCTGAGTAGCCTTATTATTTATTTTTGCCTTTGGACATTAGTCCACCTTCTTTAAAACCTCCTGTAAAACCTCTAGCATTGTCAGCTTTTCTGAAAGTAATTCCTGTCTTTTCTCTTAGTGTTTTTGACTTTACATTAGGATTTCCAGTAGATTTTCTATCTAAGTTATCACTAACTTTTCTTATGTTTTCTTTTTGTTTTTTCTTACGTCTATCCGCAGCAGCTTTTCTTGCAGCTTCTCTATCACCTCGTTTTTCATTGACACTTCCACGTCCACTGCCTCTTGCAGTTTTTCTATCACCTGGTTTTTCATAAATAGTTCCACGTCCACTGCCTACAGATTTAACTGATGAGGGTGGTGGGGTTGTAGACCCAGGTACTGAAGCTCCTTCAGCCTCAAAGTACTTATCTGCAGTCTTTACGCCATCCATACCAAACATTTTACCTAGCATCCTGCCCATTGGACCTAGGCTTTCCTCTTTAGCATCTGCTAGTTTATCTAACTCTAAAGCTACGGCTGAATCTTCTCCGTACTTTTTACGAGATATGATAGCACCTGCTCTGAGGTTTGCTATGGCTGTCGTAGCCATTGCCCCACCAACTAATCCTTTTGTAAGAAAAGTATCTGATTGTTCTTTACCCCACTCAAGTATTGAATCTTGATCAGTCCAATCAAGAGCCTGTAATCTACCAATCCTTGTGTTGTCTTCATCATCGTCAGGAAAGGGATTGTAGGTAGAGTTTTCATTACTTTTGTTAGTATTAGGTGTAGAATTTAAGTTTGGATCTGTTCTAGTGTAGCCTTGACTTTCTAATGTAGCTATTAGTTCATCTTGGCTAGGAGATTTGTATGTAGTAGGACCTGCACCGTCAGGACTCCAAAGTTTAATTTCTGTTTCTTCTGTTGGAGCATTTGTGTTATCATCTTGAATTTTCTTTTCAGGATCTAGAAAGGATGGGCCTGATAAAAAACTACCAGTTGTATAAGGTTTGTAATCTTGCCCTGCTTGGAGAATCTGTTCTTGTGTTTGTGCTACTGTAGGACCTGTCTCAACGGTATCACCTCCACCACTCATTGCCATTGTAGGATTACCTATAGCTTTAGGTGCAGGTTCTCTATATAGTTGTTGTTGCTGTAGGTAAGGGTTTTGTACTTGACCACCTACTGCCATTCCCGACATCATCTCTTGTAGCATCTGCATTTCTTCAGGAGATAGATCAGCTTCGTTTATAGGACCTCCTTCAGGCACAGGCTCTCCACCTATACGACCATTGGCTTCCATATCTGCAAGACCACGTTTAGCTTCTTCTCGTAGATCTTCAAAAAACTTGACACCATAGTATCTAACAACATCAGCAGGAACAACGTACTCACCCTCAGAGAGTTGAGCAGGGATATCATCTCTAACCTCAGAAGCCATAGAACCTGACGGTACTTCGTTTCCTGACACAGGGTCTGCGTTCATCCCATCGTCTTTTAATCCACCCTCATCAAGGGCTGAAGTTTGCATCTGCTCTGTCATTAATTTGATCCCTTAGTTGCTTTATTTTACGTAAGGCTCTTGCTTCACCTTGGAGTCTATATAGATCTTCTGACTTAAGAGTTTGTTCCATTTGTATATGGATAAAGTTTAATCTTCGGTCTAACTCTTCGTTTAAAGAATCCCATAGCTTTTTATCGTTAACTAAAAATTTTAAACTCATTGTTGTCCTTCACCAGTGTTACCAGTGAATCCTTGCTCTCCTGGTAGTGGTGCTGTTCCTGTACCTACCTGTCCACCACCTGATCCCTGAGTGTCCTGTACTTGAGCACCTGCAGGAGGTTTAGTTTGAGGAGCACCTTGCTGTGGAGCATTAGGTACTACCTCTGGTGGTGGATTTTCTGCTTGAAATTTCTTGAGGATCTCAGCCTGTATAGCTGCGTCACCCATAGAGTTTGTAAGCTTTTCAGGATCAAGATCCATAGACTTAGCAATCTCTCTGATAATATAATCCATTTTTGCAAAAGGTGCAAGAACAGGATTTTGTACAACACCAAGAAACTGCATGAGTCTTTGACTACGTACTTCGTTAGCCATCAAACTTTCTGTACCTTCAGCTTTTACTTCTAGATCACCTTTAATGTCTGAGTCATAATCAAACTGCATATTAAAACTAAAGAAAGCTTTACCTAAAGGACCTAATAAGTAATCATCTATATTTTTAACAACAGTACGTATGCTACCGTTGGCAGCAGACATAAGCATAGAAATACCAGAAGCAGTACGACCCACTCCTTGTACGCCTGTTTGACCATGAGCAAAAGAAGGAAAGCCAGTTGATTCATCTGCTAATACCCTTGCTTTATCAAACATCTGCATGTTCTCGTTGCTGACGTTGGGGAACTTAGTACCAAAGATGCTTTGCCCAGGTGCTCCCCCCATTCTGCGAATGACTTTGCCCGGGTATATAGATAGGTCTTGACCTGGAGCTAAGTTTGTTTCGTCTACTTCAATCAGTAAGTTACCTGATAGGGCAGCATTGTCTACACTCATTCTCATGAAACCATTCATAAGGGTTTGTGTGTCATCCATATTCTCAGCTATACCTACTCCAAAGAATGAGTAAGGATTAACTTCAAATGGAACTGCGTAGTATGGTAAGATAGCAGGAGTAAATGGATTCATTACAAGACGTAGTACTTGTCCATTACAAATCCAAATATTTACAGATACTTGATCTTGGTTTTGTAGTTCTTTTGGAATATCTACATCATGATCTTTAAGTATTTCTGTGTCTACATAACCCCAAAACTCTAGAACAGAATATCTTTCTGATCTTGTTTCTTGGTCTGCGTCTTCCATAACTTGTTCCCACCACTCTTTTGAGTAGGACTCTCCCATGCTGATAGCTGTATCAATAGCATTAGATCTAAAGTATGGTCTACGTTTCAAAGCTCTTATTTGTGAACGAGACATCTTATGCTTCTCAATAGCATACTCTGCATCATCCATATTGTTTGCATCAGGATCTGGATAAAAGTTCCAAATAGAAACTGAAGACGTTTGAGGTACAGTCTTAACTATAGGTGTGTACTCCCCACCGTCTGACCAAGAAGGATATTCTTTATCTAAAGCAAAAGGACCTTTCATGATACCTGTGCCAAAGAGAGAACACTCAAATGCTGCAATACGTAATTGCTTCTTAGCATTTGATTCCTCTAGTTGATCTTGTATTTTCTTTTCCATCTTCTTAGCTGCAACCATAGCAGGATGAAAAGTAATCTTAGTTGGCGTAGCACCTGCACCCTCTTCTAGAATATCTTCTACAGGGGATAGTTTAGATTTAAGAGATCCTAGTCTTTCCCTCAAATCAATAATGGTTTCCCCTGGTTGAAGCCTGTCATCTACATCATACATAGTAGATCCAGATTCTTTTGCTTTTCTTACGTTAGGATCTGTTTCAAAGTTTACGGATTCAGCTACACCCTCTGGTAGGGTAGTAGGGTTAATAGAAATAGGAAACTTGTTTGAACCAAATAGAACATCTACAATCTGACCATACGCAGCCAAAACTTTTGTTTTAGTTACTTTAACAAATACTTTAGATTTTTCTGTAGACGTAAATTGAACATCAGGACCATAGATTCCTCTATAGTTTTGATAAGCTTTTATCCATCTTTGTTCATCAGAGTATCTAGCTTTCTCTGCTCTAGAGAATTTTTCTTGAACAAAACCAGTAACTGTTCCGACTTTTTCATCTCTGTTATTTTCTGGATCTTCGTTATCGCCTACATGGGAGGACTCTTCGTCATCCATATAGAGTTCTTCTGATTCAAAGATTTCATCTTCTTCCATAAGTCAGTCCTTAATATCCAAATGTGGGATCTTGTGCTTGAAAGCCAGTACGTTGCAAGGTATGGTCAAAATCAAAGATGTTACTTCTAGGTCTTGTCATAACTCCATACCTTAGAGCATCGTACAAGTGATCTTCTGAATGTGTGTCAACATCTTCTGGATTGTTTTTACTTAGAGGTATTGACGGTAACTGAGAAATTAAATTGTTACAGCTACGAAATATGGTGAGTCTTGGTTCTTCTGTAAACTCGTCTACCTGTAATCGTCTGTGTATTTCGTTTTTACCTGCAACTCTAGAACCTTTTGATCTGTCAGATGGCCTCCATCGGCAACCTTTCAATATCATTTGTTCTGCTAGGCTAGGTCCTGTGTCACCTCGATTATGCCAAAGAGATGAGTCAAGGACACCATACCGTACTTTCTCTCCATCTTCAAGCTCCAAGATCATGTCAGCCAAATCAGTAGCAATTACTTTAGAAACATATAGCTCTCTGTACACTATTAGCTGCTCAGATCCTGGAACAACTGCAATCCATACAACTCCTGTGTATGATCCGTATCCATAATCGCAAGCTCTAAAACGAGTCCAATTAGAAGGAATATCGTAATCATCAACAACGTGAATATTTCGGTTGAACTCTGGAAAAGCCGCACCTTCATTTATATCCCAATCGCCTTCTAGTAGTTGCCTACGTTGATGTTCTGGTAACGAAAGTAAGTTGGCTTCGTACATACCATCCTCAGATAAGTAAGGATTATCAAACAACGTAGCAGGAATAAACTTTCTTTTAAATAGAGGTTCACCTTCTCTTGTGTGACCTCTAGGCCATTTGATTACTTCACCGTATTCATCTGTTGCCCAAAAAGATTCTCCTGGGGAGTTAGGTTCAATAAAGTGTTTACGAACCCAAATATGTCCTGGACCTCCAGGGTTGCTTGTGGCTCTCATATAGAGTGGTAATCCACTAGCTCTTGTTGTTCTAAGTCGTGACCTCATGTAAGACCATGCGTAACTACTAGGCCACTGAGTTAATTCGTCAAAGCCAATCCAGTTAAATGCTTGACCTTGGTATCTCATAACATCGTCATCACGATCAAGGTAAGACATCCAGAGTGTAGCACCACTAGGGGCTACCCAAGTCTTATCTCTTTCCATAAACTTTATCCCCGGTACAGCCTTTGGATAAAGCTGTTTACTTACAGAAATAAGTTCTCGTAACTCTTCTGTACTCCTACGAACAAGTAGCATTCGTGCATGTGGATTCGTAAAGTATCTAACTGGATCAGCCACCATCGAATACGACTTGCCCCCACCTGCTGCTCCTCCATATAGTACTTCTTGTTCTGTAGATGCTAGAAATTTAGTCTGAGGTCCTGGGTTAGGTTCAAATATCACCTCTTGTTTGACCACAGAAGGGGCAACACTCCCCTCTTTCGAGTTTGATGTGTCCCTCATCTGTGGCAAGACTTCGGATGTTTTTGCCCCCAAGTCTTTCTTCTTCGATCTTCTGGCTTTTCCTTGCCGCCTCTTTATACTTTTTGGCATACTGCCTGTAGTTAGAAGATGCTCGTCTTCTTTTTTCTTCCATTCTGACACGTTTATATAATCCTACATGTGAAATATATCTACCTGATTCTTTAGATAACCAGTTGGCTACTTGCCTTGTGCTATATTCTTTTAAGAAAAGCTTTGCTTTTTCTAGTAGTTCTAGCTCACTAGGTACAGGAAGAAGAAGTAATTCGTCCTCTTCGTCCTGTTCGTATCCAAAGGGAACGTGCCTCCCAACCCTTATAACAGGATACCATTCACCTAGCTCACCTCTCAGGGGTATTTGCCAATCAACTTTAGTAGGGTGATCTGCTTCGGTTGCTCTTTTACTCATCTTCTTTCGCAGGTAAAATAAACAAAGGCTCGTTTGTTTTTACTTCTACCTTATCTGTTTTAGTAAAACCTGCACGATCTAAAATATCTTTAGCTGCTAACATCTTTTCTTTTACACCTAGATCTGTAGGATCTGCCATAACAGAAAACATTGTATAAGCTGCTTTGGTTGAAGACTGTGCTATAAATTTCTTTGTAATCTCTGCTATTTCATCTGATATACTGTTAACAACACTAGTAGAAGAAACATTGTCAGAGTATCCTGCAAGTTTTTTTGCTTGAACAGGATCACCTTTTGCTTCCTCAAACAATACGTCCAAGAACTTTTGCTGTTTATCTGTTAAGTTTCTTGCCATTATGCCACCATATAAATTATAAAACCTAGAGTTCCTGCACCTACTGAAAGAAGAACACCTGAGATACCCCAAGTAATTATTGCTTCTTGTACCTCTGCCTTACGGTACTCTTGCTCTTT